TATATATAGAGATAAAGATAAAACAAAATCATATGATGTAACAACATTATTTAGAAATGATATAGAAGGTAAAAAATACCCAATAGGTAATGTGTATTATAATTTCGGATTAGATGAAAATGAAGATAGATGGACATCACAACTATTTAAATTAGATCTATACACAAATATAGTAATGTCAGAAAGAGAAGATGGTACTTATGATAAAGTTGTAGAATCATATATAAGAAGTGATTTTATAAAAGAATATGCTAATATAAAATATCCAATTAATGTAGATAACGTTACTTGGGCAAAAAGAAAAATAAAAATTAAAAAATTTAGATGGAATCCAAATGTAAATCTTGGATTAGTAGCAGGAACAGAAACAATAGCACCAACATTAGGAATAAGTTTATTTTCCTATGGAAGAACAAAAGTAGATAATGATTTATTATTTTTAAATGTATACACAGGTGGTAATACCGATTCAGCAACAATAGGGGTAGTACCTATACAATATAACATAGGAAAGCATTTACCATTAATTAATAATACATTTATTGGGCCTAGTATAGGATTAACTAATGATGGTATTAATTACGGATGTAATTTATCGGTACCGTTTTAAATTAATAATTTATTATGGTGGTCTACTAATTAGAGTATGTTTATTACTACTACTGTTTGGAATTTATTACTACTAAAGTATTACTACTACTAAAATATTATTACTACTTTATTACTAAAGTACTTTACTACTATTTTACTACTACTAAAGTATTATTACAATTATTATATAGTAATTTATGGAGGAATTATAAATGGCTACAAAAGAAGATGATTATACTAAATACCGTGCTGTAGGTGTGGTATCTTATGATGTTGATGATAAGATAGGTAGACACGACTATAAAAAATATTCTTTAAGTACCGATGATCCAATAACTGTGTCTGGTACTTCTGGTACAATATTAATATAAGGAATCGGATTAAATATGGATAGTAAAAAATTAGAAAAATTAACTTCAGAACTTAAAGAAAAATACCCAGAGATTGGTATAGAATCCATTTCAGTAAATGAGGATTCAGGAACATCTACGTTTATGTTGCGTCCAACACAAAAAACTTTAGCGTTTCTTGATGATTCTGTAGTTCCTAATGTATATAAAGATAAGGCTTCAATTATTGATAGAACTGCTTTATCATCAAATTACTTAGATTTATCTGTTGGAAAAAATGTTCATGAAGATACTTATGAAAATGTTACTAAAAAAGCTATGAAGTATTATAATACTGAACCATTAGTTGGATCCTCTATAAATTTATTAGCGTCACTAGCTAGTAAAGGATTTGAAAATGATATAGATGATGATAATATAAAAAAGTTTTATGATGCGTGGGTTCACGATGTTGGATTTCATGAAGTATTAGAATGGATATTTTTGGATTTCTTTAAAGTTGGAAATGTATTTACATTTAAAGTTGTATCAAAATATGAACCTAAAGTATCTTTTATGAATGCTTCTGAAAGAAAAGAAGTGAATCGCATACGTGAATTAGGTAAAAAATATGATTTAGAATATGAACAAGAATTAAAAAGATTAGTAGAATCAAAAGAATATAAATCATTAAAAGCAGCTAAAAAAAATACATGGTCTAAAAATTATTTACCTGTGGCATATACTGTATTAAACCCTTTACTAATTTCTGTAGATGGTAGTTTATTATTTGATAAGAAATCTTATTCTATGGAAATACCAAAAGAATTAGAGGATTTAGTTAAAAAGCCACAAAAAGACTTAACTGATGATGAGAAGATAATTTTAAAAGCATTACCTTCAGAATTAAAGTCTGCTATTAAGGATTCTAAACCGTATAAATTAGATTCAAAATTGGTAGGAAATATTTCATATAGAAAACAACCTTATGAAAGATATGCGAAACCAAGAATTGGACGAATATTTGAAGCTATTGAATATCAAAAATCTTTACGGGATGCTGATTTGAGCACATTAGACGGTATAACTAATTACATATTAAAAATAACAATTGGGAATGATGAGTATCCTGTTGTTTCTCAACAAGAACTTGAGGCTGTTGCAAATCTATTTAATACTAGCTCCAAAAGTTTCTCCGTAGTTTGGAATCATACATTACAGGTTGAAAAAATTGTATCACCTGAAATTGAAAATATTTTAGGTGAAGATAAATATAAACAAGTAAATAATGAAATAACAGCAGGATTATCTGTACCACGAGCATTAATTGATGGGGTCGGAGAGGTATCTACATCTGAAATGGAGATGTTGCTGAAGGGGGTCGGAGAAGAGATCAGTTATGCTCGAAGGCAAGTAACTCGTTGGATATATCGTGAGTATGCCCAAATTGCTGAGGCATTGAATTTTAAAAAATATCCAAAAATAAGATGGGATGAAAGCATACTTAAAGATTCAGTTTTATATATGTCTATTCTTTCATCTTATTTAGATAGAAGAGCATTAAGTTATAAAACAGTTTTAGAGACCCTTGGTTTTGATTATCCAAACGAATTAAAAAATATGGAGAAGGAATTACCTGTTGTTCAAGATGGTATTTTTGGATTACATGGTTCACCCTTTCAAAATTCTAAACAACCAACTCAGGAAGCTCCGAAAGGAACACCAAGTACAGGTAGACCAAAAGGACAAGTAACAACTAAAACTAAAAGCACAGACCCAAAAGATAAAATAAAGGTTAAAGAACCTAAAAAAGCCACAAGCGTAAAAAATATGACTGATATTGAATATGCCATGTTTTTAAAAGGTGCAAGTGTTGTGCTTACCGAAGAACAATATATTAAATTTGTAAAGGAGTTATAAAGATAATTATATGGCAAAGAAATTAACAATAGAGTATATAAGATGGTCTTTTGAAAAAAAAGGTTACATCCTTTTAACAACAGAATATATAAATGCTAAACAAAAGTTAGATTATATTTGTCCGAAAGGTCATATACATTCCATGACTTGGGGGCATTGGCAACGTGGACAAAGATGTTTTTATTGTTTCAAAGAAAAATTAACAATTGATCTTATTAAAGATGAGTTTAAAAAAGATAAATTTGAACTTCTGACCAAAATATATATAAATAATACACAAAAGTTAGATTATATTTGCCCTAAAGGTCATATACATTCTATAACCTGGAGTGATTGGCAACAGAATGTGAGATGTCCTTATTGTTCTAGAAAAGCGAAATTAACTATAGAATTTATAAGAGAATCTTTTGAGAAAGAAAAATATATTCTTTTAACTAAAGTGTATATAAATGTTAAACAAAAGTTAGATTATATTTGTCCGAAAGGCCATAAACATTCTATAACTTGGGGTAATTGGCAACAAGGACAAAGATGTTTTTATTGTTTTGGAAAAGTAAAACCTACAATAGAATTTATAAGAGAATCTTTTGAGAAAGAAAAATATATTCTTTTAACAAAGGTGTATATAAATTTTCACCAAAAATTAGAATATATTTGTCCCGAAGGTCATAGACATTCTATAACTTGGGGGGATTGGAAGCAGGGTCAAAGATGTTTTTATTGTTTTGGTAATATAAAACCAACCATTGAATTTGTTAACGAAGCTTTTAAAAAATATGATTATGAACTTTTAACAAAAGTATATATTGATAGTCATCAAAAATTAGATTATATTTGTTCTAAAGGTCATAAACATTCAATGAATTGGAATAGTTGGCAATGTGGTCATAGATGTCCAACATGTTGGAAAATAAATAATTCTGGTAGTGGTAACTCGAATTGGAAAGGCGGTATTTCAAAAGAACCTTATTGTCAAGATTGGACTAATGATTTGAAAGATTTTGTTAAGGAACGTGATGGACATAAATGTTTAAATCCATATTGTTTATTAAATAGTTATAAAGATTTAACTGTCCACCATATAGATTATAATAAAAAGTCCTGTGGACCAGAAAATCTTATTACTGTTTGTCGTTCTTGTAATTCTAGAGCAAATAAAGATCGAAAATGGCATGAGGCTTGGTACAAAGCAATTTTACATAGACGATACAATTATATATATATTTAGTATAAAAGATAATAAAATTTAAAATTGGAGGTTGTGAGGTGGATAATAAATTGCAAATGTATTTAGAGGCTAATATTAATATAGAAGAGCCTACACAAGAACGGATTGAATTAGCATCTGCTAATATTAATTTGCCAATTGGCGAAAATAAACAGGCTGATTTATTATATTTCTCTGCTGTTTTTGTAAGTAGTGGGGCAAATTTAAATCATGCCTATTTTTTACCGTCCGAAATGGTTGCTGCAGAAACAACCATAAAATGTAAAGGTGTAGATATGGAACATATAGAGGATAAAATAGTGGGTCATATTTATGATAAAATTTATGTAGATAGTAACCATAAACCTTTGGATTTAAAAGAGTTAGCAAGTATAGAAACAGCAGAATTAGATAAAAAAGAAATGCATATAATTATAGCTGGTGTTGTATACAAACATAGATTTCCAGAAATTGCAAAAGAAGTTGATGAAAAAAAATGGAAAGTTTCTATGGAATGTTTTTATAATAATTACGATATAAAAATTGGCGATACTATAATGAATCAACAGGATGCAAAACTTTTCGGGTTAGAATTAAAAGATGATGTATTTGGTAAAAAGGCAAAAGTTATAAAAGAAGGTAAAGAAGTTGCTGATGGTGAAATAGATCGTGTATTAAGGGGTATACATTTTGCTGGAGTAGGTTTTGTTAAACAACCAGCAAATCCCCCGTCTATAGTTTTAGAGACTTCTGAAAAGGTTGATGAACAAAATATCGATGCGGGCAAAAATGATATTATAGATAAAGATAATTGTATTATTTTAGAAAAAGATATGAATAATAATGTAACCTTAGAAGATATAGAAGATACAATTAATAATAATGATAAAATTATTAATGAAGAAGATTTAAATTCAGAAGATTCGAATTTAGAATATAAGGATACAGTCGGTATTTGTGTTAGCTACAAAAAACAAGTATTAAATAAAGATGGTAGCATTAAACACAAGAATTGGTGTACCACGTATAAACAAGAATGTACGTCCTTTTCTATGAGTGCTACTGATCCAAAATGTTTGAGAAATCAAATAAAAGCAACTGCTAGTAAAGTTATTTCAAATATAATGGCTTGTGATTATAGTGAAAAACATAAAGAAATGTTAATACATGAACTAAAAGCTGCTTTAGACGAGGCAGTAAAAACTTTATCGTAGAGGAGGGCAAATATGCCACAATTAGGAAATGCACAGACGGGTTCACTAAAAAGTATCCCTAAAATTACACGTATAAATGGTGATGATAATTTAAAAGTTATTTATAGAAATATGGGAAATAATCATGCATATCCATTCACATTTGGATTAACTACACTTGTTTCTTTAGGAGCAGATACTGTTTTGGCTAGTGGAATAAAATTCCATGGTTTTGAGTTAGCTTCATATGCTAATATTCAAGCAACAGTTACAAGTGGTGTTCAAGATGGGTTTGTGTATATAGAAAAAGATACAGTAAGTAATGTACTTACTATTAAATCTACAGGTAGTAATTCTGTTGAAGTAGATGTAAAATTTATGGTAGGAACAGATCCAGTTATAGAAAATATGAATTGCACATCAAATTATACATATATGCCTGCATTACCTTAAGGTAGTGTAGATATAAGTATTTGGAAAAGGTCAATATTCGGGTTAAAATTATAATTTTGTAATATATAAAGTTTAAGGAGGAAAATTCATGGATAAAGACGTTTTAAAAAAAGACATAGAGTTAATGGTGACCGAGATATTTTCTGAAAAAGAAGATGTTGCTAAAAAACGACTTACTGAAGAAGCACTTGAAAAGTCTGCTAAGGTAGTAACTGATCTCACAGAGTCTGTTGTTGAAAAAGACAATGTTATAACAGATCTTGAGACCAAAATTTCTGAGGTAGAGGAAACTCTTACTGAAAATTCAGAAGCTATTGAAGCAGAGAAAGTAAAAGTAGTTGAACTTGAAAAACAGATTGAAGAAGTTACTACAAAATTAAGTGCTTCAGAGCTTCAAGTAGTTGAAATGAAAAAAGATATGGCTGCTGATGTACGTATTATTGAACTGAAGGAAAGTAAAGTTAATAGTACAGATCAATTAACGCAGCTTAAAAAAGTTCGAGAAATGAGTGATGAAGAGTTTGCTAGTTACAAAAAAGAATTGATAGACTTACGTAAATCTATTAAAGAAGAATTGGCTAGTAAAGAGAATGTGGGAACATCTGATGGTAATGTTGATGGTGGTGTTGAATCAAAGGTTACACCAGATATGGATATCAATAGTAAAAATTCTGAACAAGCGGCACTAAATCTGGAAGCAGATACTGATGATGTAGTATCTGATTATACAGATCTTGGAAAAGCAATGGCTGCTGCTTGGGTTACAGACAAATCATAGAAGGAGGAATTATATATGTTTATACCTAGACAACCTGTTATTGAGAATCAGTTTTGTAAATACGCATCCCAGACAGGCACCGGATCAGAAGGTGTCGGCGGTGTTATCGCATATGCTGGTTCTGTTTTATATTTAAAAAGTGATGCAACTAATGAGGAATCTGAAGTTCTTAGATACAATACGTTTACTGAGTATGGTGCTTTAACTGCTTCTGAACAAATTCCTTTTGGTGTTTCAATGCAAAAAGTTAAAACTGGTTACCATCAAGTACATCCTACAGGCTTTATGCTTCCTGGAGATCTTGGAAGTAGTGATGTTATAGCTCAAGCCATGTATAATGCTAGTGGTGTTATTACAGGAACTAGAGAAATTCCTGTTGGAGTTGCACATAATGGACTTTGGGATACTTGTCATTATACAGTAGAAACTGATGCAAAAATAGCTCCTGGTGATTTTATGTATGTTGCAGCTAATGCTGAAGGCAAAATGACAAATTCTACAGATACTGCAAGTGATAATACCAATGATGGTAAGAGAATGAGTACAGATGTTGTTGCAAGAGTTTTAAGAGGTGTTAGTGGTAATAAAGCTGCAGCTAATGTAGCTAATACAGTATTATATCCAATACGAGTAAAATTAATGATATAGTAGTAAAAAAAGGATGAAAACAATTAAATTTGTTTCCTTAATTAATATAAATATAGGAGGAATTATAGTATGGACGAACAGAAAATGAAAGAATTATTTAAAGCTACAGCTAATGTGCAGACCTCAGAAGGTTTGGCAGCTTATCAAGCATTTGCAGCTGCGTTAACAATTCCGATATTACAAAAAATAGAACTTGAATCTATTATGCGTCAATTGTTTACAGTTGAGCAGTTGGAGCCAGGAGCACAAGCTTCTTATCCAATAGCTGAAGATTTTGAGATCCCTGTTTGGGTACTGCCTGGATTAGGATATATTGCTCAGAATTTTATTGAGGGTATTGGTGAGGACGTAGTTGTTCCTACCTTTACTATAGATGCTGCTGCAGATTGGAAAATTTCGTATGCGAGAGATTCTCGTATAAGTATTCCACAGAGAGCTGCAGCTAGAGCGGCTAAAGATTTAGCTAACTATGAAGAAGAATGTGGGTGGCGAGTAATTATACCCGCCGCCACATCTTCATTTTCAGGGAAGGGCCTTTTAGGTTCAAGGCCAGCTCCTATTTATGAGATCAATCCAACATCAACAGGTGCTGGATATTTATCAAAAGAACTTATAAATAAAATGATAGTAGGATTTAAAAGAACAGGTAGAGTATTAACAGATTTGTATTTGGCACCGGAAGATGCTGCAGATATCCGTAAAAAACCATTTGCGGCTTCAGTCAGTAATGATTGAATGAATAACAAAGTGAATTGCTGGAAAGCTAAATTGAAAAAATAAGCTAATCAGCAGCTAAGCATAGGAGAAAGCTATGAAAGTTCAGAGAACAAAAAAAGGTAATTTAGTAGTTAGAAGTAAATACGATTTTAATTGTGCTGTAATAGGAATGTTGTTAGGAGATGGTTGTTTTAATAGATTTAAATTAATAAAAGGTCCAGAAAAAAAATCTAAGAAAGGGCCTTTATGGAATAGAACAGAATTGAGAATAACACATAAAGAAGATTCCAAAGAATATTTAGATTGGAAAATAGAACTTATTAAGGCATATGTTGATAATGTAAGTATATATAATACTATAAAAAAAATGGGGACTAAGATTTTTAAGGGTTATGATGCTTATATTAAACATAGAAAAAATTTTCATTATATATATAAAGATTTTTATATTGGTGGAAAACCATCGATTAATAATAGAATTTCTGGCGCAAAGAAAATAGTTAAAAAATCTATATTAAATAGATTAAGCCCATTATCTATAGCAATTTGGTATATGGATGATGGATCTTTACATACATATAAAAGAGGTGAATTTACTTATAGAACAGTTTGTTTACATACTGATGGGTTTACTAAAGATGAGTGTAATATGATTAGTGAATATTTCTGTAAGAAATTTAATATAAAATTTAATGTTAATCATAATGGTATGATTGATAAATTTAAAGATTATGGTTACAAATTAAGATGCCATAAAAAAGAAGATGTTTCTACTTTTATTGATGTTGTAAAGTTTTTTGTTGAAGATGTAGAATGTATGAATTATAAATTACCTTTATAGCGCTTTGCATCCTAATTAATAGGATGATGATATGTTCCGATATCCAGTTGAAAAATTGGGGACAAGCAGAAATGACTTGTAGAATAAACAATTAGAATGGACCGATCAAAATGGTCGCCCTATTTGGAAACAAATAGGTGATAAGTTAGTGAATTCGGTGAACACCCTTTTATCGTGGATCAATATAAGGGCAATACCGAGCCAAGCTTGTGTATAACAAGAAGGTGTAACGACTTATTAAAATTTATTATTAGTATTATTTAATGTAATAAATTTTTTAGCGCTAGCCACCCGGATTCAAAGGGTGATGATATAGTCTACTCTGCATAGTAATATGCAGTGTTATTGAAGAAATTCAGTAACTCATTTTTTTAAAATGGAATAAAAGGACAGATATTGATCCAATTACCAGGCGTGAAATTTTTACAGCATCTGGTATGGGTAAAATTTGGAATGTAACTCTCCATGAGGTACAACATCTTGGAGCTGTAGGACTTTATAATATTAATAGTAGTGACTCCGAATATGGGAAATTTACTGTTGATGGAACAGGGTCTTATAATAGTTATACACCAGATAATCCTAATAAGACAGCAGCCGATGGGACAATAGATTCATTGGGTGAAACTCAAGTTCTTGGATTTGATCTTTCAACTAATGATTCATTAGTAATGCCTATTCGTAAGGAATATGAGGCATTCGATGATCCAACATTGCTTAGGCGACAAAAGCAAGGGTTTTTTGGATGGTCAGATCAGGGTTTTGCGTGTTTGGATGCCCGTATGTTAGGAATGGGAATAATTGATAGATCTTTATAGAATGTTTATAAAATAATTTACTGCTCTCATATTTTATATGTGGGAGCAGTTTTATTAATTAAGAAGAATTTAATATGTATAAAGAAAAAAATTGTCAGATGGATGGGTGTGAAAATATTTTTATACCCACTTCTGGTTCACAAAAATATTGTTTAGATTGTAAAGAAAAAGCTAAAAGATTGAAGGAAAAAGAACAATGGAAAAAAGTAAATAGAAAGAAATATAATAAAGAATATATTAGAAATTGTTTAGCTTGTGGTAATGAATTTTCTACATATTATAAAAAGAAAGTGTATTGTGGTAATTTAGATTGTGAGAAAGAAAGAGTTAAAAGAAAAAATGTTAATAGTCATAAAAGAAGAGATAGAAATGAATTAATAGAAAAAGGAAGAAAATATTATAAGAATAATAGAGAAAAATGTTTATTAAAAAGAGCGGAAGTTTATAGAAAATTAAACCCTAACGCAAAAGAATATGTTAGTGGGAAAACTAATAAGCATACAATAGAATATATAAGAAATTATATAGAAGAACGTGGTTACATTTTATTGTCAAAAGAATATATAAATAGCAAATTACCAATTATATTAAAATGCCCAAAAGGACATGAATGGACTACAACATTTCATAATTTTAGAGATTTAAAAAATAAAACAGGAGTAAGGTGTATGACTTGTTATTTACAAAATAATTATACATCAAGATTTGAATTAGAAGTTAGAGAGTTTGTAAATAGTATATATCATGGTAAAGTAGTTTATAATGATAGAACTATAGTGTTTAATAAAAATACAGGTAAATTTTTAGAATTAGATCTATATTTACCTGATTTAAATAAAGCTATTGAATGTGACGGTGTATATTGGCATCAAAAAGAAGTTACAATTAAAAATGATAATATAAAAACTAAATTTTGTAAGAATAATCGTATCGAATTACTAAGAGTTAGTGATATAGAATGGAATGACAGTATTGGTAAATTATCAGTTAATAATTTTTTATTGAGAGGTAATAATATGAATAGATCTAAGAATAGAAAAGATGGATCAGGTAAAGGTGTTTCAGGCGGAAGGAATCAAAATAATAGACCTTGTAAAAAAGGTGGTAAGGGTCGTGGTAATGGTGGTGGGGTAGGCAATGGTAGTGGAAGGTTTAAGTAATAATGAATATATTATTAGATAGTAATGGTTTAGAAATAATAGATGATTTTTCATACTCATATAAATTAGATTCATATAGACGTGGAAGTGTTTATTACAAGTTCATTTTAGAGTGTAAAGAATGTGGTAAATCATATTTTATGAGAACGTTCTATCCTGGAGTTTTTTGTAGCAGGCAATGTGCTAATAAATCAGTTGTTATTAGAAATAAAATAGCAAAATCTTTAACTGGCAATAAGAAATCAATCGAAGAATGTATTGCTATTTCTAAAAGAAAATCAAAAGGTGACGTGGTAAAACTTAATGTCCCATTGTATGACACATATGCAAAACAATTATCACTTGTAGAAGAAGTTAGAAGAAATAAATCCAATTTTAATATTTTAGAAGTAAAATGTATATTGTGTAATAGGTGGTTTATTCCTGAACGTATTGTATGTGAGCAACGTTGTCAATTTATAAAAGGTAATATAGATAGAGAAAATAGATTCTATTGTTCTGATATGTGTAAAATTAATTGTAGTATTTTTCATAAAAAGAAATATCCAATAGGTGTTAATCCTAGAAAACATAGAAATAGTTTAAAAAGTAGTGACTTGAGACTATGGTCAAAAGAAGTAATTGAATGTGCTAATGGTAAGTGTGAAATATGTGGGGAAAAAGCAATTCTTGCTCATCATAAAATCCCTAAAAAAATTAATATTTATTTAGCGTTAGATCCAGATAATGGAATAGCATGTTGTCAAAAGTGTCATAATCAAATGCATACAGGAGAATATTCTTTTGGTATGTTGGCAAATAGGAATTGTATGAAAAATGAGAATTTGTTGGGGTAATTTAGAAGGATTATATTTAACACGTAATGGTTTTTTAAGAAAAAATAATACTACATATGTAGAAAAATATCCTTGTAAAAGATGTGGTGAATCCTATTTAACTGTACATACAAGAGAGAGTGATTATTGTTCTATATCTTGTTTAAAAAAATCAATGGTTGTTTCAGAAAATACTAAGAAGAAAATAAGTAAAGCAATGTCTGGTGAAAAACATCCTTGGTTTGGTAAAAAACATTCTAAAAAATCAATAGAAAAAATGAAAAAATCGAGCACAGGTAAAAAACATACTGAAAAGTCTAAATTAAAAATGTCTATTTCTAGATCTGGTAAGAATAATCATTTTTATGGTAAACATCATACTGAAAAATCTAAAAATAAAATAAGTAAGAATAATATTGGTAAAAATATTGGAGAAAATAATAGTTCTTATAAAGGCGGGGTTAAAAAATTAAATATTCCTTTGTATAATACTTATGCTAAACAAATTGATTGGTGTGAAGAAGTACGGTGTGTATTACAAAATAATTTAGAAATTTTACAGGTAAGATGTACAAATAATAGGTGTAGAAAATGGTATACACCATCTATTATAGCGGTAACAAATAGAATACAAACATTAAAAGGTAATTATGGGGGCAATAATAGGTTTTATTGTTCTGACAAATGTAAACACTCTTGTTTTATTCATAATAGGTCTATAAATAATATGGTAGTTAGTAATTTAAATTATACTATTTATGAATTAAAAATCTGGCGAGATGTTGTTCTAAAAAGAGAAAATTATATTTGTCAATATTGTGGGGATGTAGCAAATACTGCACATCATATTCTACCAAAAAAGACACATGGATTTTATGCATTAGATCCAGATAATGGGATAGCTTGTTGTCAAAAGTGTCATAATAAAAAGTCACATAAAGATTTAAAATGTAGTTACCATTATTTAGCGTCTTTGATTTGCAAATAAATCTTTCCCCCAAGTACAATTTTTTGTTGTTTAAACTAACCGTAATATTATTAGAAGATTGATATATTAAATTAAGGAGTATTGTTTATGTCTATTAAAGCAACATATATTAATTACCATACATTTTCTATTACTGGTTCTTATACAGATGTTTTACATCAAGGACGAAGAGTAGAATGTGATTGTGGTGGTGATGGGTTTAAATATGGTACTATATCTGGTAGCAGTTATTTATCTTCTAATACTGTTGTAGATCTTACAGCGTTATCTTCAAATCTTACTTCGAATTTAACAACAATAAAATATGGTATTATAGGTAAGGGTTCAAACCAAAGTATGCCTATTCATATGCATGATGGGACTGAAGGATCTGGCGGGTTATTAGAATTTGAACTTGTTAATGATTTGTCTCCACAACTAGGCGGAGAGTTATATGCAGATAATAACGCTATAACTTTTATGGAACAAACTATATCTGGAACAGCCTCTACAACTAATATAGATTGGGGGTTAGGTAATAAGGTGAGATTTAATTTTGGCCCAGGTACAGAAAATTTAACGTTTACTAATCCAGGTAATGTATGTAATTTACTTTTATCATTACATCATGGAACTGTTAATAGTGGTATTATATCATGGCCTTCAAATGTAAAATGGGTTGGTGGTTCTGAACCAACGCTAACAACAACAATAAGTGGTATTGATATTGTTAGTTTTTATTTTGATGGAGCATCTTATTTTGGTGCGGCTAGTCTTGCATTTGCATAATAAAGGGGGTAATAAATGTCTTATTCTATTAAATCCATAGTCCTTGATATAGCTGATAATTGGGGCAATTCTAGTATATTACAGTCAAGATCTTTTGAATTTAAATTAAATTCAGTTTTACAATCTATTGGTGATTCTGATATATCTGCAACTTATGGAACACAGTATAGTGCTGTATATGAAGTTTCTAATTTATTTAATACAGGTCTGTCTAAAATCGGTAATCCGTCAAATACTGAATGGGCTTCGGCGATAGGTAGTAATAGTAATCAACGTTTAATTTGTGTTTTTGTTACACCAATATTATGTGATGAAATAGTAATAAATAATAACCATGAATCTGGTACTAATACTGATAGAGGTATTAAAAATGTAAAAATAATAATAAGTTCAGATACTATAACAGATACGACATATAATGTTGAGGTATCAAATAGTACAATAATTTTTAATGGTTTTTTTAATGAGCACATAGCCTCTAATATTATAGATGATCAGGTTTTAGAACTTATATCCCAAGAAAAAGAGTGTAGTGGTATAAATGCTATATTTTTTGGTTTTAATTTTTAAATTAAGGTTACATTTATGTATTATTTTATTTTTAAGATTTTTGTTATTGTAGTAAGCATAGAGGCGTTGACTGAATTGGTAGTAAAATCAGAATTTTTCAGTCCTCTAAGAGGTTTCTTTTTAGGTGAAAAGAATAGGTTGTGTAAATTTGTAAGTAATATACTACAGTGTCCTTATTGTTTTTCAGTATGGGCAGCTATAATTATTATTAGTATGTCATATAATGATTATGGTTTATTTGTCCTGTATATATTATTAACCCATAGATTATCAAATGTATGTCATAATATTTTTGATAAATTATTTTATTAAAAGAGTTTTGGAAAAGGTAAAAAAATATTAATAGAAAAGGAGAAGAGAATTATGAAAGGTTATGTAATAAATAAATCTAGAACATGGGCACATGTAATGAAACGGGCAGTCCAACCGGGCAAGAAAATACCATTAAATGAGTTATATGCACAATATGGTAAGAAATATAATTTAAAAAAAGGTATTGAGTTTGTAAATTGGATACGAGAAATAAAATTAAGAAATGATAGTAGATGGGGAATTATTTTTGAAGAAGAGGTGATAAATAAAGAAGAGGTGGTTATAACACCTCCTAATAGTGAATCTAAAGCTTTACAAGGTAATTTTGATATACCAACAGTAAAATCAGCAATAGCTAAGAAAGACATAACTATAGAGGAAATAGTTGGATGGCCAGTAAGAAAAGCAAGAGAATGTATTCTTGATGTAAAAGATATTAAAGTATTAACTTATGCTTTAAAAGAAGCTGGACAAAAACCACAAAAAGAAGTATTGTGTAGGTTAATAAAAAAAAGAATACAGGAATTAGATTTAAGATAGTTGTTTAATGTAACCTTAATTTAGTAGTAATAATAATAGAAGTAAAAATTTGATCGATAAGGAGAATATTTAATGAGAAGTTTAATTAGGCAATTAGAGCAAATTAGGAGGTCTGCTACCTATAATGATGTAGTGTCCAACGTTAATTCATCTGCTGTAGCAGAACCAACTATCTCAGGTTCTTTAGAAGATGATTTAAATAATTTACGTACATTAGTAAAAGATGTAAAAGGATCAACCAATTGGTATGATACTACAGGTACTTATTTTGATCCTAAAGATACAGATAGTAGTAGTACAGCCAATAAAGATTTAAATTTAGATAATATTAGTGGTAACACATTAGATTCAGCAACTATTATATTGGCTGTAACTGATAATAATACTGCTGCTGGATATACTGTAAGTGGAACATCTACTGGTGTTTTGATAGATTTATCCACAGCTTATGCTACAGATGCCGATAGGCGTGGTCTACCCATATTTGCTAGTACCGCACATAATGGTAGTTATCATGATGAGGGTGGAGATGATACTGTTTGTAGAATTGATGTTGTAAATAATGATACAGATGCATCTATTTATAATAATAGTGGTGAGTTAATATACGCTAGATTTCACGATGGTGCTGATTTTAGTGGAACAGGGACTGGTACCGATGTTTATGCTCGTTTTTATGCTAATAATGTGGCATGTGATCTTTCAACAGTTTCTGGTGTGGATGTTACTAATATTTCTTTTGTTTATCCACATAGAAAAGTTATGGCAGATATGGAAGAATATGAATGGCTTAGAACAGACTTTATATCTTCTTGGGAAGGTGACATAGAACTTATAGAAGATATTAGTAATTTATGGTCATATACTGGAGCAAATAATGATGATGAAAATCCACAACCTTGGAATAATGTATCAGCAAGTTATATTTTTTCTGATGCTGGGGCTTCTGGACCATCTTCATTAAAATCTGCACTTGATTATTTAAATGATGGTGTTGGTGATAGATTATATCTCGAACAAAATTATATAACAAGTGGTGAAAGTATTGCTGATTCTTTAGATAAGTTAGATCAAGAAATAGCTGATTTAAATGCTCAATCTGGAGATAAATATGTAGAAGAAACTTCTGTATTGATTCATAAAAATGTACCATATACATTACCTTACTCTATAACATATACTCCTGACGGAACAGCTGGTAGAGAAGGTAGTAATTTAGATATTTATGTAGGAGGCCAGTTACTTGCTGCAAGTACTGGTGTGAATGGTGTTAATTCTGATAGAGACTATAATGAAGCAAGTACAACTACAGTTACGTTTATGTTTAATATTCAAGCAGGAAGAAATATAACTTATGTAGTAAGACAATAAAATAATTAATTAATTGTAATTTTGGTGGTAGATTAATCTACCACCAAAATTATTAAGGAGGAAAAGGTATGGCTATAAATGCAACTAATAATACATTACGTAGTATTATAGATAAGGCTGATGATAAAGAGATTTTAAGTAAATCTGAAATTGGATTTATAATACAATTAGTAGAAAAATTTCGTGCTGATATAGAAAAAAAAGTAAAACTTAGTCAAATAATTCAAGGTGAAATAAGCCAATTAAAAGCTAATGAAAAAATAATAATAGATTTAGTGTCTAATATTATAGCTGCTGCTGAAAGAGATGAAGCACGACAAAAAACAATGGAAGTTATAAGGTCTGAAAATAGTGAAGATGGTGAAGATAATGAAGATAAAATAAATACTGATGATTAAGTAAAGGTAAGGAATAAATTTTGATTATATTAAGAAAAATACAAATTCAAACTAACATAGTAATAGGTCAATATCTTACTCCTAATCCTAATGGGATTGTCAATACATTTCAAACACCACATAATTTTAAATCAAACAGTATAGTAATAACTTGGAATGGTCAATCTTTATATTCTCCAGATGATTTTATAATTTTAAATAGTAATACAATACGGTTCATTTGTGATAGTATATATTTACCTAAATATTCAGATGTTATGAGAGCTACATATGAGAGGTCGTAAATGAGAAGTGTCATCCGAGAAGGGCAAGTATTTGATGCAGAGTTCGTATCTCCAGAAGAACATGAAGGATTACATGATCGAGATTTATATTCTGAATTAACTCGTTTAAATGGGAAAGTTTATAGTGTAGATGAGTGGAGAGATGTAACAAAAACATTTAAAGTCAGCAGTACAGTATTCATACGTTCTGGAAAACATATCTCACAAACAATAAAAAGTATTTATGATTATGATACAGGAACTTATATTATAGCAACTGTAACTGGGACAATTAATAGACATTACGGTAAAGTTATTAATATAGAATATGAGAGGGACTTTGATATGGGGGGTGTTTAATGTTTAGAGTTATAGAGGGTGATGTTACTTTAACTGATTCGTTTGGTGAACCCCTTGCAACTATAAGTGGGTCTGAAGGTCCAGAACTTAAAGTAAGTGGTAATTTGGAGTCGGAAACAACTATAACCGGTACTATACAGGTAGAAGAACAAAATTTAGATTCTAATGGGTATATACGTAATTCTTCTCATAATATGGGACAGTATAATAGCAATTGGATGCCTTTTGCTTTAGACTCACAAGGAAGATTAAGAATAGCAGCTGAATCAGGCCCACACACATTAAGTGGTGTAGACCATATTGGTATTTTATCTAATTCACAAATACCAAATTATATTACTAGGGACAATGAGTTAAGTACTGTTTCTGGTATTTTAGATGGTAAGATACAAAATAAACCAGATAGTTTTATTGAATTAGATGATACCTTTAATTCTTATAATAGCTACGCAGAAAAATTATTATTTATAAATAGTTCTGAAACTGGTGTTGTGTGTAGTGGAATAATAGATGGGGGTTATTTTTAATTAATAAAGGAGATTTATAAATATGGCAATTACAATTAGATTAAGACGTGGAACAAAAGCACAGTTAGACTCTTTAATGGGTGGAGTAACTCCTATGGTTAGTGGGGAGATTGGGTTTACAACAGATACCAAAGAGGTTTTTGTTTCGGATGGATCAAATTTCCATTTAGTTGGTCGGGTAATAGTAGATACATTTGTTAATAGACCAAGTGCTGGGGTTTCAGGTAGACTTTTCCATGCTTCAGATACAGATGCAACCTATGTTGATGATGGTTCTTTTTGGATAGATGTATCGGGAGGTATTTCAGATCTTGATGATGTTTCAGATGGTTCTGTATATGGTAGAGTAAGGCAAACAGAGCTTACAGATGGTAGAGTTAACCGTTTAGCTACAACTGTTAGTGGTGTATACGTTACTGGACAAGAAATTAGAACCCATATAAATGATGTTACTTTGCATAGAGTAATTAATGATGGTAGTACTACAGCTACTGATTTATGGTCCGCACAGAAGATAGGCAATGAGATTGATAATGCAATAGCAGGATTAGATTTTCAAAAAGATGTTTTAAATAAACAAGTAGATGCTATATTAGATCCTGGAGGATCACCTACGACTGGTGATAGATATATTTTAACCAACGTAAGTAATCTTAATGCTAATTTTGGAACTATAGCAGGGGTTAGTAATAATGATATTGTAGAGTATATGGGCAGTGCTTTTGAAGTAGTATATGATGTTTCTGTTACAGGCGAAGGTGCTTTAACATGGAATATGAACGCAAATTATTATGAGCGGTGGGATGGGACTGCTTGGTCTGAATTTGGTGGATTGTCTGGAGTAACTGCCGGAGCAGGTCTCACAAAAACAGGGAACACTATAGATGTAGGAGCAGGTGATGGTGTAACTGTTAATGTTGATGATGTTGCAGTTAATATTTCTGATTTAATTGGAACAGGTTTACAGGATGATGGTTCAAATAATTTTAGATTAGCTGCACAAGGAAATGGAATCGGTGGGGGAGGAGGATCTTTATTGAATGTATTACCTTACAGTGCCGTAAATGATGTTATAGCCCCTGTTTCAGTAACAGTTAGTGGTGTAGGAATATCTATAGATAATGATTCTATAAATCATACATTAGGAGTAATAGAAGTAGTAAAAGTAGATGGTGGTAGTTTTATTTAATTTCATTTAAAAGGAATAATTTATGGCTGTAGATATAAAAATAAGACGTGGGACACAAGCTCAATTACCAACTTTAGATTTAGCAGAGCCAGGTTTTACAACTGATACTAAAAACTTATATATGGGGGACGGTGTTGGGAATGTAAAAATAGGTAAAGATACAATAGTTGAACTTACAGATACACCAAGCACATATGATACAGGTAAATATTTACGTTCAACAGCCGCTGGCACAGAATGGTCAGAGATGAGTGATGGGTCAGGTAGTGTTGGTGTAGAACATTTAATATGTGTAGCTAAAAATGGAAATGATTTAACTGCTTCTGGAACATGGGAAGATCCTTATTTAACTATTAAACATGCTCTTTCTACAACATCAGGAAGCAGTGATACTTGTAAGTATGTAATTGAGGTAGGTCCTGGTAATTATATTGAAAATAATCCGTTATCTATGAATCCTTTTACTTATATTAAAGGTCTAGGTGGTCTTTTTTCTACAAAAATAGTTGCTGGTAATGTTAATGAAAATCTGATAGAATTGAATCATGGTTCATGTGTAAATAATATTGAATTAAATGGTTGTACAGGTGGTACAGCTTTAAATGCTACTGTATCTGGTTTATCTACAAATTCTACTTTAATAATTAGAGATTGTAATAGAGGTCTTGCATCTACTAATGATAATATGCAGATAAGATTTTATGACGTTAATTTTATAGGTAATGTTAATGAATGCCTTGTAATTGAAAATGGTTATTGTGAAGCAAGAAATTTATATATTTTGCCTGGGGCAATAGTTGAAACATTTATTAAATCATCAGGTTCTAATACTTGTATTAATGCTAATTCTATAATTTCTAGATCTAGTTCATTAACTAATTGTTTTTATTTGGATGATCATAGTATAATGAATGTTACCGGTGGAAGTGTAGATACATGTACTAATGTTTTTCGTTTAAATAATGGGTCTAGTTTTTATGGTAATGGTTTTAATATCGGTGATGATACACAGAAACAAGTTTATATTGAAGATATGGACTCAATCATTAAATTTATAGGTTGTAAAGTAGATGGTGAAAAATTATTTGGTCATGTAAATTATAATGGGTATACCGCTTTGTTTATGGATAGTCAAACTAATCATATGTCTGTCTATGGTGATTTAACTGTAGGCCAACCAGATAGAAGTAACCATTCTGTTTTTGGTTATGGAAGAAGTTATAATAAAGGTATGAAAGTATTTACTACTGATAGTACAGCTTCTAGCAATAGTGATGGTGGTAATTTAATTGATGTTACAGAAGCAGCATTATCTACTATTTCTGGATCAACTGTTAGTTTTCAAGGAACTGCTATAGGACATACAATTTTAATTGGATCAGAATTTGCGGAAAATCTTAAACCATGTGGGATAAAATTTTATCAAACAATTGCAGCAGTAGAAACAACTAAAAGATCTTTTGTAACAGAATATTGGAATGGTATAAATTGGGTAGAGTGTACACATATGAGTACAAGTGTAGAAAATGGTTATTCGTATGCTAATGAATTATTTATACGTTCAAATAGTTTAGAATTTATATCTTATGACATAGGTGATGATTGGGCGCAAAAAACAATTAATAGTGTTACTACTTATTGGATTAGAATTAGAATAAAGTATTCGATTATTAATAGCCCAGTTTTTGAGTGGATAAAATTACAACCACATAGATTTAGAATACATAAGGATGGACATAATACATATTATGGCAAAGCCAAGTTTAAACAGACTATTTTAGCAACAGGAAATATTTTTGGTGAAACTGGTGGTGTAACAAATGCTTATGTAAATATTGGTTCTGGAGGGGTTTCTACAGGTTGGGGGCATATGTTCAAAAATAATCAATTAAATAGTAATGGTGATGCTATTTATATGCAAGCTAATTTACCTTTTGGTATTTTTACTGGTAGTCCATTAATTATTAAAATAATAGGACATCCAGAACAATCAGGGTCTTCTAGTAATGGTACCATAATAATTTCGGTTTTACCTATAGAGATACAAGGTGTTTTAGAGGCAGATCCAAGTGGTGGTTTGATTCCTGTAGAACGTACATTAGCTAATACAGAAATTTTGACAGCAAATGCAGCACAAACAACAAGTGTGAGTGTGCCTTTTGTTGTAAACAATAAATTAATTACAATTGAATCAGACCCTATAAATATTTCTAATTATTATGAAGGAGACATGATAGCAATAAGACTAGAATTAGATGATGACGGTGATGGTAATAAAGATTTTATAGTGTGGACAGTTGAAATTTTTGGTATTAAATGGATGCATGGAGAGAGGGTATAATGGCAGGAATACTTAAGTTAGTATATATACAAGAATTTGTTAATACTGATACTATTGAAATTATACATAATAGCGGGTATGAATATTTAAAAGCTAAAGTTATTGTTGATGGTAATAATGTTGAAAGTTTAATTAAAAGTATACTTACCGATAAAAATAATCCAACTAATATACTAACTGTTACATTGGCATCTTCTCAAACTGGAATAGTTCAATTATTTGGATCAGATGTTACAAGTATAGGTGAAAATTCAGCAACAGAATTACACGTGGTACCGGAGGTTGTGCAAGATGCTATAAATGAAGAAGTAACTACTTTATCTGGTATTATTAATGAAATAGTTTCTGGATACCATTATATTAGTGATGATAAGTTATTGAGCACTACATCCACTTCGTGGGTTAATAGAATTAGTTTACCAATAACTATATCTAATGAGGGGGAGTATAGGGTTGGTTGGAGTTTTATTTGGAATTATTCACACACATCAAACACAGCATGTTTTCAGATAATAGTAGATGAAGATGAGGAAAATATAATATCTGAGTATTATATAGAACCAAAAGATAAACATAATTATCAAAGATTTCCTTTATGTGGTTTTAAACCTGTATTTTTAAATGAAGGTATACATATAATAATGTTAAGAATGAGGTCGTATAGAAAAGGTCATACTGTTAGAATTTATAGTGCTGTATTAGAAGCACAAAAGATATAGAATTTAAAATTGGAGAATAAAAATGAGTTTAGTTTCGTATAACTATTTATTAATAGATTTTTTAAATGGAGTTGTTGATACAAGTAAGTTATATTCTGAAATAATAAGTTCAGATATAGTGATAGCATTAGATCATATAAATGCTGACACAGATGCTTGTGATATTTTATTTAAGAGCGCACTTACAACTATAGATGAAACAACATTATCTGGTATTGTATCTACACATGATGGTGTACCTTTTGAAGTTGATGTGCAACAGGTAGATTTATCAGATGAATTACGAGATCGTTCTGGTAAATTAAGAGTTCATCAAACATCTCGTAAAATTGGTACTAGAACATATTGGACAGGGGCTGGAGATGATATAACAAATATAAATGATGTTGGTTGTGGAGAAAAATTCTTATTAATGCATACTATTTCAGGGAGTGCAACTGATTTTGTTGTGTGTGATTTTAATATCATAAAAAATGAGACATGGATTCATGAAGGACTTTTGATGTGGGATAAATGTAATGGTGATACTATTTCTCTTGAAATGGTTAGTGTATCTACAGAAATAACAGTTACAGGAACAAATACTAATTATGCGTTATATCATGGTTATATGATAATTCCTGCACAGGGAAATGGCAATGTTGAGATAACTAGTGATTTAACAAGTCCAACAGGTGGATTAGTTTATATGCCTAATAATGATTTAGATGAGCCACCAACAGCTTTTTGGGATGCTGATTTTAATTCAAGTACTAATTTATTTGAAAATATAACACCAAATCCATATGGTACTGGAAGATATAATATGTTTCCAATGGAGATGGTTTTTGCTAGATTTGCAAATAAAATAATACTTTTAAATAGTGGGTTCATGCCTTTAAGCTGTTCTGATACAGATCAGCTTGGTCAAGGGATGCGATTAAAGATGTCAACTGTTACAAATGATAGTGTTGCAGATCATAATTGGGCTGTTTCGGCAACACTTGTTTTTCACCGCAACGCGAGTCGATAATGGCTAAAAAATTAACAATAGAATTTGTTCAGGATGAATTTTTTAAAGAATTATATATTCTTTTAACTAAAGTATATATAAATAGTCAACAAAAATTGGAATATATTTGCCCGGAGGGTCATAGGCATTCTATGACTTGGACAAATTGGCAACAAGGACAGAGATGTCCAACATGTTATTATAATTCTATGAAATTAATTATAGAATTTATTAGAGAATCTTTTGAAAAACATGGTTATGAATTTTTAACCAAGGTGTATAAAAATAACCATCAAAAATTAGATTATATTTGTCCAGAAGGGCATAGGCATTCTATGACTTGGACAAATTGGCAACAAGGGCATAGATGTCCAACATGTTTTAATAATAATAAAAAACATTCGATAGAATTTGTTAAAGAATCTTTTGAAAATGATAAATATAACCTTATAACAAAAAAATATATAAATTCTAAACAAAAATTAGAATATATTTGTCCAAATGGGCATAGAAACTCAATGAATTGGGATAATTGGAAATATGGTAGAAGGTGTCCTACATGTGCTATTAATGATCGAAAATTGACAATAGAATTTGTCAGAGAATGTTTTGAAGAATACGATTATGAACTTTTGACTAAAATATATATAAATTCTTATCAAAAATTGGAATATATTTGTCCTAAAGGTCATAGACATTTTATAACTTGGGATAGTTGGAAGCAAGGATATAGATGTCCAACATGTGCAATTATAAATAAATCAGGTTGTAATAGTCCTAATTGGAAAGGCGGTATTTCAAAAGAACCATATTGTCAAGATTGGACTAGAGATTTAAAAGATTTTGTAAAAGAACGTGATGATTATAAATGTATGAATCCAGATTGTTGGGGAAAAGATGATATGTTACACGTGCATCATATTAATTATAATAAAAAGTCCTGCGGACCAGAAAATCTTATAACAGTTTGTAGATCTTGTAATATTAGAGCTAATAAAGATCGTAATTGGCACGAGGCTTGGTATAAAGCAATTTTACACAGAAGATACGGATATGTTTATGGAGGATAATATATGGAATTATATATGTCAGATTTACATTTAGGTAGTCCACTTTTTAAATCTAAGCAAGATGTTTTAAATTTATTATCACAGAATTTTGAAAAAGTAATAATATTAGGAGATCTGTTTGATATATGGGAAGATTCTTTTGATGATATTTTAGATAAAAATAATGAAATAATTTTAAAAATACAACAGTTATCTAATGTGATTATAGTTAAAGGGAATCATGACCCAGATATTAAAAAATTAAAAGAAGTATTCCCAAATGCTAACGTTTGTAAAGAATATGGGTTTGGTAACACAGTTTTTATACACGGACATGAATTTGATATTATTGTGACTAAGTATTCTTGGACAGCAAAAATATTATTTCCCATTCATTGGGTTTTAGAAAGATTTAATATTAATATTAAAAATTGGTTAGTTAGATTATTTCACTCTATATCTGTTAAAAAAGATAAGAAATATTATAATTCACTGGTTTTAGATATTGAAAAAGCAGCAGTTAAAAAATATAGAGAAAAATTTAATACAATTATTATGGGACATACACATTTACCCAAACATCTCACTACAGATTCAATTACATATATAAATTTAGGTGATTTTTTATATCATAAAACATATTGCATAAATGATAATAATAAATATGTTCTTCATTCTTTAAATTAAAAAGGAAAAAAATAATATGTGGTATAATTTTAAAAAGTGGTTTTTACGATGGTTTTCAGACATTCGTTTATATAAAGGAGGAATCATTTTTTTTGGTGATTCTCATTATGATATTAAAGGTAAAGAAACAAGAGAAATATTAGATATTATTCAACCAGGTGATGTTCTTTTAAGACGTTATGATCATTATTTGGGAAGTATATTAATACAAGGTTATTGGTCTCACGCAGGAATATATGTAGGTGATAATTCTATTATACATATGATTGGTAAAGGATTAACAAAAGATGATATTTTAGTATTTTTAAGATGTGATGATATAATTGTTTTACGTAATGAAAATGAAGAAAAAAATAGTAAAGCAATAGAAACAGCACTTAAATTATATAAAGAAAATACATGTGAATATGACTATGATTTTGCTTCAAACAATAAAAATTTTTATTGTACAGAATTTGTTGATCGTTGTTATGATTATGTAGTTAATGTAGATGGTAAGGGTATTACATTGCCAGATGAATTTTTAAATTGTAAAGAATTTAAAACTGTTTGGGAAATGCAAAAAAAATAATTAAATACTTTAGGGGTCATGGATGATACGAGTTAATATTGGGGAGCCATTTTCCATAACAGTAGTATTAATAGATGAATCTACTGGTGAATTAGCTTCCGGGCAAGAAGTACATTATGATGTTCGTTATGTTAACGATCAACCGCTAACTCCAACTCTTAGTGGTATTTTAATAGAGTCTACTGTAGAAACAGGTGTATATAAAAAAGAAGTATCAATACAAAATCATGGACGTTATATAGTATATGCAACATGTTCTGGATTTTTAACTAATACCGAAGATATAATAGTAAATGAAGAAAATATTTATGCATTAACAAAATCAAATAGAAGTTATAATATTTCTGTAGAAGATGTAGTAAGAGAAAATAGTATACCGACATCTTCACAAACAATTAGAAAAGTTCCTTTAAATAAAACTGATTATTTAGTTACAAAAATAAAAGATGATAGTGCTGTAAATTGGAACACAACAACAACAAGTGGTGTAGTTTGGGCTTGGTATAATAATGTTACAGATGATTTACCATACCGTATGGGTTCGGAGGTTTAGAGGTGAACATTAAATATGTTTCTTCAGCCGGTTACGATTTTTATTCAAGAGTAACTACAACCGTTAGTGGAGGTATAGGAAGCGGAAGTCTTGAGCTAGAAAATTCATGGCAGTTAGTTTCAATTCCAATACAGTATGGTTATTGGGATTTTGTTACACATCAACATATACATGATGAAGTTACTGTTGCTAAATTTAAAAATTATGTGTTGGATCAAATAACAGATTTATATGGAACAGATATTGTAGAAGTGGCAAATACTTTTACCGGAGATGCTCAAATGTTTTATAGTTATGTAGTTGGATCAACACCAGAGAGTAGTCCACATAATTTTTCATTGTGTTATGAAGACGGTGTAAATAAAGAATTTTCGGGTTTTTGGATAAAAATAGTAGGATCATCAAGCCCTTATATTATAACATGGGGATCAAATTAAATGGCTTTAAATATAACATTTGGTGGTTTTGTCTATGATAAGGATGAAGTCATCTCTAATTCTAATATAAAATACCAAGGATTTTTTTATAATAATGGTACAGCTTCGTCTTCTCCAAAATGGAATACTGTAAGAATTGTAGAAGGTACTGGATATTTTAATATAAATTTAGGGGACGCAGATTGGATTGGGCAAAACGGGATAGTGTTATCAAATTCAAAAGTTATAATAGTGTTTTGGAAAGATGTTCCTTTAGGAGATAATAGAAATGCTTTAACTTTAGACGAGTGGGGCGCGGTAGAAATAACAATTGATGGTAGTTCTGTATATACACAAGATTGTCAAGTAAAAGATAATTTATGTTCTGTACTTCAATGGGGACATAATGTTCCAATTCATGGGTATGTTGATACTACTTATTCTACTACCAATACATCTTATGATGTGCATTATTGGACGTTTAATGGTATTTTATCGCCGGGCAGTGTAATTATGAATCATTATAGGACTCGTTATGGTGAAAACATACAATTAATAAATACTGTTACAGGTACTAATTATTATTGGGGAGATACAGAATCTACTTTAGGTTTATCTGAAGCAGCAACATCAAGTCATCAATGGGATACTGCTGGAACTTATGATATTGATATAGAAGTATTAGATGAGAGTGGATGTACTACTTCTGGAAGTTCTACTATAAATATATTTTGGCATGAACCAGTACCTAATATAATATGTAATGAGGCTGTAGGACAAAATATAATAACACCTGATACCGTTGTATCATTTAATTATACAGGAAGTGATATAAATGGTTCTATTATAGGTATAGATTGGATAATTACTGATTCCGGTATATATGGGGATACTACTACAACTATATATAATGTAGATAGTAGTAATACAGTATATCATACAAGTGGTATAGGAACTTTTTGGAATGGTCACTCAGCATCAAATGGAGCCTTTACTAATCCAGGAAATCATTTAGTTTCTATAGTAATACATTGGGATAATGGACATAGTTCTCAAATTATTAATTATAATGAAACATTTAATCAAAATACTTTTAATGGTCCACCAGTACCTAATATACAATGTTATCAAGCTGTAGGTCAAAATATTAGTACACCAGATACTGCAGTAGTTTTTAGTTATATTGGTACTAATCCAGATAATAGGATAGTTGATATTGATTGGGAAATAAATGATAGTGGTGTATATGGTAATACTACTACTATATTAAATGGTATTATTTATAGTTCTGATGTTCCTCATAGTTTTGGAGAAGGTACTAGTTGGTGTGGAGATATAGCAACTTTAGGGGCTTTTACTAATCCAGGAGATCATGTTGTTGATATAAATGTTAATTGGAATGATGGTTGGGAAGATTATGTTGTTGGGCATCAAGAAACTTTTAATCAAGGATTATTTTCTGGTCCGGTGATAAATTTTAATCAATTACCAACACAAGCGACAGTAGGTAGTGGAATAATATTTGAAAATATTTCAACAGATATAAGTAGAGTTGGAAAACATTTACCAGAATGTAGAGAGTATGATTGGGTATGGACAGATGATGGTACATCAGATACCACAGAAAATGTAGGATATGGTGATGATTTAGAAAAAATATCTAGATCTGCTGATTGCTCAGTAAAATTAATTGGATATTGGAATGATGGCTGGGCTTTACATATATCAGAATTAGAAAAAGATGTTGTATTTGAAACAACAATAGATGTAAGTATAGAGAATTGTTATTATAATTTACATATAATAGGAACATCATCCGATGGAACTGTTACTAGGTATCAGTGGAAAATTTATCAAGATACAGTATCTGGTACTGGGGTTGGTCCTTGGACACAAGTTTGGGAAAGCCCAATAGATTTGGAACAGAATGATAAAAAGATTTCTTTTACTGCTGTTTCATATTATAAAATTATAGGGTATGTATTAGGTAATGGAACAACTACTTATGATGATGAAATAATTTATGTTTCTACAGTTTGTCCAACAGATTCTATTAATTATGTATGGAATGGCACAGGATCACTCGATATAGGTACTGATTGGGCACATGTAGGTTATGGTATAGAAAATACTGAATCTATGCATACAGGCACCAATGGGTTAGATTTAACGGGTCTTTCTAATGGTGTAAAGTTTCATTTTGATAGTTATAAATATACATGGATAGATGTTGATATTACGAATTATGATTTTCTATTATTATGGGTTTATGTAAATAGTTGGGAACAAAATACTCATTTACAAGTAAGTTTAAATAGAAATAGTAAAATATTAAAGTTAGATGATTATATTAATCTAACTGTAATAAAACAATGGCAGAAAATTTATATACCATTAAATGATTTTAATATACCTTTTTCCGCCGGGCAAATAAAATATGTTAATAAATTAAGTTTTATATCTAAAGGTAATATTGATTTATATATGGATGATATAACTTTTGTAATGGGTAAAATAATTACAGAAGTAGTTGCAGTATGTAATCCTGCAATAAAAGCACAACGTATTGGAACAAAAGCTTTAGATGGGAAAGAAATAGGTCCTAGTATAAAGGTGGAAAGTATTCTTCCAAATATATCATCTCCAATAGTTGAAGGGAGAGTAGTTGGTAGTAAAGATGTTGGGTTTGTACCTATTACACCTAATATGAAGGTAATTATGGATAGACAATATAGTGATAGAGTTATACATACATTTCCATCACCAAAGAATACGTAAGGAGAATTTTAATGATATCATTAACTTTTACAGTTGATAATTTAGCATCTGTTTTACAAGTATTTAATACAATACAAATACGAAGATATACAGGAACAGGTACACCAGATACAGAAGTTACAGATTTGATCGTGTTTTCAGAATACACTACTATTTCAGGTCATGATGTTGTAAATGGAAGAGATGGAGTTAGCGATATTTTGTTACGGTCAGATTTTTCACAGTATTATTTTACTGATCATAATGGTGAATCTGAAGATTGGTATACATCTAGATATTATAATTCAACAACTAATTCATATAGTGGTTGGTCAGCACCTGTACTTGGAGAACCAGGAGATTTATATTATGATCCAGTATTTCCACCAGAAATAGAATATGGTTCTGCGGATAAATTAATTATAGATAGAATACGTTTATTAATTGGAGATCCAATAGGTTTACGAAGAGAATATGGTGAAGATGCTTTAAGCTCTATACATGGTGATGGTAAAGTATATCAATTAGATGAGAAAGGATGGCCTGCATTTATAACTATGGGTGGTAAGTCATTTACTACTACTACTAATCCAAATGTTAATGGTTATATGTTTTTAAAATTCACTGAGTTTATAGATGAGGTTTGTACAACATGTTCTGGAATAATAAATTTATGTGGGACAGAAATTGAAAAAGAAATTATAAATGGTGTGGATGTTTGGTATTATACGTTTCTTAAAAGTGATAGAGAAATTATGGAGGCTTATGATAGTTGTCCAATTCCTGCAGGTTTAAATAGTACTAATGTAACTACAGAAGCTTATATTTTACAATCATCAATAGATTTAGTTAGGGCACAACTTCTAAATGATTCTATTGAAGATGGAGCCAGCATATCAGATGAAGGATCTAAATATGATCCAGAAGGTGGGTTTAAAATAAGAAAAGAGTTATTAGATAATTTAGAGGCTAAACTTAAAAATGTTATAAAATCATTAGTATTGTTAGGAATATCTGGAGTATTAATAGATTAATATGAGAAAAAAACCAACAATTGAATTTATTCAAGATTCTTTTAAAAATAATAATTATGAATGTTTGACTAAAGTATATATAAATAATAAACGAAAATTAGAATATATTTGTCCAGAAGGACATAGAGATAATATTAGCTGGAACAGTTGGCAAAATGGGCATAGATGTAAAAAATGTGCTTCAAAAAAAGTTTCTAATGCACAAAAAAATGATTGGGAAATTATAAAGAAAAGTTTTAGTGATGCTGGTTGGTTGTTATTGTCTACAGAATATATAGGAGCACATGGGAAATTAGATTGTATATGTCCTTTAGGTCATGTTCAAACAAAAACGTGGAATAAATGGAATCGTGGGCAGCGTTGTTTTAAGTGTGTGGTGTTAAATAATTCAGGTTGCAATAGTGTGCATTGGAAAGGCGGTATTTCAAAAGAACCATATTGTCAAGATTGGACTAGAGATTTAAAAGATTTTGTAAAAGAACGTGATGATTATAAATGTATGAATC